GATTGATTCATCAATAGCCATGTATGTGTTGTGAGAGTTTAGAAAACGAGCTGCAAAATCTACACCTTTTTTAGTAGAGAATGCTTCTACATTCATAACTAATATATGTAAGTCATGACCTGTTTTAAACAGTGTGTCTAATTTTTGCTGCTGTGTTTTATTGATTAGTGATTGCCATAACACAGTAGTGGGTTCAATATGGTCTGGTAAATGTGTAGGTATTTCTTGTGAATACCAGTTTTTGTATACACCTTTAGGTGCAATAATAAGAGCCCCATTAATTTTACCATGGTCATACAGCATAGCTATATTATCTATGGCAACTTTAGTTTTACCTGTTCCCATTTCCATAAAGTATGCAAATACTTTTTTCTTCCATGACTTTTCTAACGCAATCATTTGATGCGCGTAAGGTTTTGTTTTAAATTTATAATCCATAGTTCTTCTTTCTAGTTGACAATATAATCATAAGCACCTATATTGTCAAGCATGAAAGACAGATCAGAAGTATATGTAATCCAAGAAATTCCAGGCACTCGAATAGGGAGACCTAAAATAAATATTATGGGCGCACAAAAATATGGCGACATAAAAGTTTTATTAAGAGAGGACTCTCAAATAATTTTTAGTCCTGGACCGATCGTATATAATCTTAGACAAAAGTTAAAAGACTTTACACAAGAAGATTATTTATTATTAACAGGTGATCCAGCTATAATTGGTATTGCATGTTCTATAGTATCCGATATAACAAATGGAATTTACAATTTGTTAAAATGGGATCGACAAGAAAGCACATATTATCCGATCAGAGTCAGTCTATACGAGAAAGGAGAAATAGATGAGTAATGAAAAAATAAAAGTATTCACAGGTAGTGGATCTTTTAATCCAAACGAGGACCTACAACAAATGTTTGTAGAAGATTCACCAGAACAAGTGAATGAATTAGCAAACGTAGATAGTTTGTCAAAGCATGTGCTAGACTTACAAAGATTAGAAACTGAAATTGAAAGAGAAGAACAGCTTCTAAAACAAAAGAAAGCACAAGCAGATAAAATATCATCAGAAGTGATCCCTGAAATTATGGATCAGATGAAATTAAAAACTCTTAAACTTCAAGATGGTTCTGCCATAGAAGTTAAAGAAGTTTATAGCGCAACAATTCCTGTAGCACAAAAGGAGAATGCGTTTAGATGGCTTCGAGACAATGACCTAGGTGATCTTATTAAGAATGAGATTACTGTTTCCTTTGGTCGTGGCGAAGATGATAAGGCTAGCACTTATGCTAACCTTGCAGAAAGTCAAGGCTACCAACCACAACAAAAATTAAAGGTAGAACCTATGACATTAAAAGCACTGTACAGAGAGCGAGTTGAAAGTGGTGAAGATTTGCCCTCTGAACATTTTAATCTGTTTAAGGGAAACAAAACAAAAATAACAAGGAACAAATAACATGACACAAGAAACAAGTGACGTTACTATAAAAAAAGAAGGTAACTTACCAGCAGAGATGAATTTTATTCAGGATGCTGGTGCTGGACTTGAGAACATAGATAAAGACGATTTGGCTTTACCATTTCTCAAGCTATTACAAAGTGGTTCGGATGAGACTAAAAAGAAACATGCGAACTATGTAGAAGGAGCAGAAGCAGGAATGTTCTACAATACAGTTACAAAAAGACTGTATGATGGAGAGAAGGGTATAGAAGTTATACCTTGCTTTTACAAATTGACATTTCCAGAGTGGGCACCTTTTGAAAGACGAGAGGGTAGACCTATCAGTCCTGACAGAGGCCCAGAGATCTTAGCTAAAACTAAGAAGAATGCTCAAGGAAAAGATTGTTTAGATAATGGAAATGAAATTATCAAAACAGCAAATCATTTTGTAATTATCAATGGTGACAAACCAGAGAAAGCTTTAATGGCTATGAAATCTACTCAATTAAAAGTGAGTAGAGGTTGGAACTCATTGATGCAAGATCAATTTGAAACTGATCCTAAAACTAGCAAAGCTTTACCAGCACCAATGTTTTCACGAGTGTATAAATTACAATCTGTAGAAAACAGCGGAAGTTTCACTTGGCACGGATACAAAGTATCGTTAGCTAAGAAAGTGGATAACGCATCGCTATATCAAATGGCGAAAGAATTCCATAACTCTTTGAAACAGAGTAACGCTACGGCTACAACGGAAGAATCTAATTACTAGATTCCTCTACATGAGGATAGGGGTAGGGAAGCGAGAGTGGAACTACCCCGACCCGGGATCATTATGGATAAAGAATTTATAGAACTGTTTAAAGGGTATGAAGGTGATTTTGGCATGGCTGACATGTCTAATACATCTGTTGATACAGATAAAAATAAAATAAAACCTAACTACGAGTGGGCAGGTAGACCTGTCACTGACGAAGATTACTACAATCATTTACAAGGTAAAAAATCTATTGGTATACAACCATGTAGAATAGACAAGACTGCACAGTTTGGATGCATAGACATTGACCCACCAGACTACGGCACATTTAAAGTAGAAAATTATTTAGCACTATTCCAACAATATAAACTACCATTGGTTCCAATACTTTCTAAGAGTGGTGGATTGCATTGTTATATATTTTTAAAGGAGGCAATACCTACGGTAGATTTGATAGAAGCATTGAAAGCTTTTCTACTACCACTAGGATTAAAACCTACAACAGAGGTTTTTCCTAAACAGAAAGAATTACAGAAGGATGACAAAGGCGACATAAAACCAGGAAACTTTATTAACCTACCATACTACAACAATGGTAGCTCAAATCGATATGCCATAGATAAGAATAATTCTAAACTATCTGTAGAAGAATTTATTAAGTTTGCCAATGAATCTAAAATAGATAAAGAAACATTAGATAAATTAGTAGAAGATACACACAGAAATATTTTAGTAGGTACTAACCCAGAGTTTGACGATGGTCCACCATGTCTAGCTCTATGTTCTAAAACAAAACTAGATGATGGCCGAGATAGATTTATGTATAACTACATGGTCTTTGCTAAAAAGAAATACAAAGACAAATGGCCTGACCAGGTATCTGCAGCAAACTATAGTTATCTTGAAACACCATGGGACAAAGCAAAACTAGATCTTAAAATAAAAGCATGGAAGGGAGAAACAGCAGGGCATACTTGTTATGAAGATCCTATCAAAGATAAATGTATGCGTAGTCTTTGTTACAAAAGAGCTTTTGGTGTTAAGTCAGACAGCATTTCTGTGTTTCCAGAGATACAAGATTTTGAGATGATTACCTACGCAGAACCAGAGTACAGATTCAATGTCATTATGCCAAACGATGACAAGATACAGGTTATTATTAGCAATACTAAACTAATGACAACACAAAAAGAAGTTTTAAATTTAGTGTGGCAACAAACAGGAGTATACTTTGAACCACTTAAACCAAAAGATTTTAGAGCAAAATTAAACGAGTGGCGTAGGAATGGACAAAAGATTACACCACCAAAAGGAACTCAGGTAGAAGACAGATTAGAAGAAGAGCTGTTTCAATATTGTATCAATGGACCACAAGCACACCAAAGAAATCAAATACACAATGGCTCATGCTATACAGAAGATGGTTATCATTACTTTAGATTTAATTCTTTTATTGAACACTTAGGTAATGGTTGGAAAATACCAGAAGAAAAGATTGCACAAAAATTAAAAGACAAATGTAATGTAGAGTTTGATCATTCTCTAAATGTAGATGGCAAAACTCTCAAAGTATGTAAGGTAGTGCAATTACATGTAGATAAAATAGAATACAAACCAGTACCAAGAAAGGAGAACAACTACTAATGGCTAGATATAAAGTAGTAGGTCCACCAGGTACAGGTAAGACTAGAAGATTATTAAACACCGTGCATAAGTATGTCAAAGAAGGAACACGACTTGAACAGATAGGATACTTTGCGTTTACACGTAAAGCAGCAGGTGAAGCACGAGATAGATTCTTGGCCCAAAATGAACATCTTGAAAAAAAAGATATAAAATATTTTCAGACACTACACTCACTTGCATTTAATAATCTAGGACTCAAAGAAGAAAACGTAATGCAGGAAGGTAATTACAAAGCAATTGGTGAAAGCGCTGGCATACAAATTAAATATGCAGCCTATGAAACAAATAACTTTAATGGAATCTTCTCATCAGATAGTGAATACCTAAGCATTATTAATTTAGCTAGAGTTAAACAAATACCAGTGGGAGACCAGTTTGATTTGAATGAACACCTGACCTGGATAGAAAGAAGTAAACTACTGGCCATAGAAACAGAGATAAATAATTATAAAAAAACATATGGTCTGATTGATTTTACAGACATGTTAGAAAAATTTTTAAAACAACACGAAGATAAGACACCAAAGTTTAAAGTTATATTTGTAGATGAGGCACAAGATTTGTCTTTAATACAATGGGCTATGATAAATAAAATAGAAGAAGACACAGGATGTGATGTGTGGGTTGCAGGCGATGATGATCAAGCAATATTTGGTTGGGCTGGTGCAGATGTAGAGTCATTTATAAATTGGGAGTCAAGAGAAATACTTCTAAATAAATCTGAAAGAGTGCCGAGCATTATACAACAAAAAGCTTTAGGAGTCATTAACAGAATTTATTACAACAGAATACAAAAAGATTATTTGCCAAAGTCAGAGAGCGGAATGATTTTTGAAAGATACAAACTTAACGACATAGATTTAACAGAAGGTGATTGGTTAATTCTTACTAGGACCAAAGCATTATTAAAACCTATTGCTCCATATTTAAAACGTAAAGGTTTCTTTTTTAGTACAGCTCAAGGAAATAGTATTGGTAAAAGTTTGTACGAAGATATTTTATCGTGGGATAAACTAAAACGTGGTGAACCTATTGGTGAAGTACAGGAACAAAGAATCAAGGAACGAGTATCAGGCGACAAGGATCTTACAAAAGAATGGTACGAAGCATTTAACACTGGGTCCTTATCACAAAAAGAATATATGCGAGCTATGTTAAGCAACAAAGAAAATTTATCTAAAGAACCAAGAATAAAAATTTCTACAATACATGGAGCTAAAGGTGGTGAAGCAACTAATGTAGTTTTGTTTTTAAATCAAACTACAAATACAATCAAAGGATCTAAAAAATCTAAAGCAAAAGAAGAAGAGGAATTTAGAGTTTGGTATGTAGGAATCACACGAACTATGCAAAATTTATTTTTAATAAAGTGCAGTAACAAATCAAAGGAGTTTAAACTATGAGTAAAGTTTGGGACAAGCAGCACGGCGGGAGTCA